AACCCAAGCTCCCTGATAATAGACGTAGAGTTCCCCGGTGTCGGAATTCCACCACAAGTATCCCGCTTGGGGAGCTGTAGGCGGAAGAGAGTTGATGTAGACCGGAGGAGCGACTTCCGCGGAAGCTACCGCCTCCCAGGAAGTTCCGTTCCACTTCCAGGACTGATCTCCAACTGTATAGATTTGATTCGGAGTTGGAGAGGGAGGAAAAGAGAGTGCCATTGTCAGGAGCTAGAAGAGTTGCCGGATGTGATAACCGCGCCGTCGTCGGCAGGCTGTTGAGGAAGATAAGCTTCGTCTCCGAAGTCTCCCCAGTTCGGATCGTCGTTGTTGTTCTCCGCGTTGAAGAAATCCCAACGATAGTCCGGCACGCGATCTCCGCCGGTATCGTTCCACCATCCGCTGAGTCCCTTTCCGCTGACTCCGTTGTAGTACTGAGGAATGCGCCAAGAACGGAGAAGTCCCGCTCTCGAATTGATCGCCATCTCTCCGTCCGGGCGGACAGCGGGATTGTAAGTGGTGGCGGCTTCAAGTTCCTTGATCGCTCTCTCGTAGTCCTTTAAGATATCCTCTCTGCGTCTCACCGTGTCGAGGTAATACCTCGCGATGATCAGAGAGGTTCGGCGGCGGTTGGAGCTGACGAGCAGCTTCCCCGCTTTGGTGGACTGGTTGATGTAGGAGTCGATCAGCGCACAGGCGTCCTGGATCGCCATCTCCAGACGTACGACGTTGGGCTGAGCTGCATCCGCATCGTCGATGTTCGTGATTTGGATCGCCTCCTTCAGACCGTAAGCCATGATGAAGTCGTCCGAAGTCGCTGATCTGGGATCCGCGGGACGATCTCGGCGGGAGTAAGGATTACCGTCTGCATAAACCCCAAGGTTGGACATCTCGTTCCAACCTAGTTGCTCCTCAGCCGGTTTCTGAAGATTCTTAGCTTGAACCTTAAAGAACGCGCGAACCGCATTACGACGCATCGTAGCGACAGAGGCGCCGGATTTAATCGGCGCTCTCAGAGCTCGGTTGATGTCTGTGGGGGGAGTGTAATTGACGAAAACCTTGTCACCCGGCTTGACATTCTTCCCGAACGTCAGGGTGATCTCGTTGGTCTCGGAATAGGCCCTGTCCGTGACTGGGATCTTCCCGTAGTTGATCGTGAAAGATGTGACGGGCACATCGATTGTATCATCGAGAGTTTGGTCAAAGACGAGAACTCCCTTGGATTGCTCCTTGATGGTAAACTCGAGTAGCTGCGGTGCCGCCATATCTTACAGGTGGATGTGCAGGTAAGGATCTCCCTTGTAGTCGGGATCAAAGCCAAGGGAAGTCCAAAAGGCGTGAGGAGAATCAAGAATTCTTACCTCAGTGATGCCATCCGGAACTTGACTAAGTAAGGTTTTTACTCCCATGAGAACGGGAGCATTATCCCCCCAATTAAGGTGTTCCCAGTCTGTGATCGTAAGGACACCGTTGAAAGTCTCGTAGGAGACGGATCCTAGGAGGACACCCGGAGGAACATCATCGTTCTCAGTAGTGACCCGAGTGAATTCAATGAAGTCTTCGTCAGGATCCGTGACGGCATCAGACGCAACCGGGTCGGTCCCAAGGAAACCTATAGGTTGAAGAATGGATCCGAGCACTCCAGGAAAAGAGTCTAAAGAGTCGTAAACTTGAAGGGAGACGAGTCTCCTTTCTAAAGTTTCAATTCCAACTGTCTCTGACAGAATCTCTTCTGATAGTGTGTAGGTCCAAGACTTCGGGTTGTAGGGCTTAGGACCGTCCTCGTCCACCGTGTTCCACCACTCCTCAGGCCTAGTTGTAGTGTCGTCCGGGTCAATCATTTTGAAATGCTCAAAATAATCGAAATATGCTTTCTAATTAAACTTTACCCTCAATAGACCGCGAGAACGAGATGGGGTCCAGAAATTGTTTGTATGACCGTTGGAACAAAAGTTTGTCCCCCAACATCAATGGCGGCGGGAATGATCTCACATGAAGTTTTTACTGTGAGAGATCCATTGATGGTTACGTCTTTACAGAAAATTGTCGATCTAGCTTGTTCTTTTACTGTTGGAGCACCAGGCACCGAACTTCCGCATCCTAATTCATCATTGGCGTTAAATTGCGGTGTATTGAACTTGTTTCCATTAATTGAAGACATAGTTAGGCTCCTCCAAACCAGTCTGAGTCAAGTGGGTTATAGCTTTGATATGAGTAGGCTTCATCAGTTGTAGGAGCAACTTTATCCCAAATCGTTCCTTCATCCACGGGTTGCTCTCCGTCTCCGTCTGAGTCGGGTGGCTGTCGCCCGTCGTCTTGATCCTGATGAATGTGGTTAAGATCAATGTGTCTCACCCAAAAGTAAGTCCCCCTTCTTTTAAGACAAACACACAACCAATCGCTGCCGCATGGTCCTCCCTCCTCAATACACATGCACCCGATATTTTCCTCCGTTGGAGGCGGAAGTTCTCCGGAGGGATACACCGACAAACGAGTCATAGCCGAGTTCATGGGCTGCTCGGCTTTCTCGAACTCGTTAGGGTCGAAGATCGGGTCGCCAAAGTTAAGGCGGTTGGGATCTCCGTTGCGAGGGACAATAGGAACCCGTGCCTTCTTGTCTACGAGAGCTTGAGGCTGCTTTCCTTTGAGAGGAACGATCGGATAGATCCAGTCCGTCTCGGTCGCTTGTCCCGCCTGATCGAAGTCTTTCCCCTGAAGAAACTCGGGATTGACTTCATCGAGCACGACACGCACTCTGCCGAGTTCCTCTGGATCTTCCACGTCAATGACTGTCCCGTAGGTGTTCATCATCTGACCGCTAAGATTAGCGGCCTGCTGAGCTCCACGGAATGATCTGAGGAGGACTCCGGCGAGTTGGTCTACGTTGTGATTTGTTGACATGTTTTCTCTAGTTATGTCCTATCAGCGATGCTTCTTCGCGCGTAGCGGGCGCTGAGAGATCTCATACTTAGGAGCGGGTGTTACGGGTTTCTCGGGCTCAGGTGCGGGTGCGGGGATCTCGAGTGTAAACTCTTGAGTATCTTCGTCGGAAGGTGCCTCCTTCATTTCTTGTGTCCGAGGCACTTCCTTAGATTCCTCGTCGGCGTAAGACCCAAAGCCGAAGCCACTTCCGTATGATTCTGTCATGGTGCTTGTGATGTGTAGCTAGATTTTACCTTAGGCTTGTCCGTACAGCATTGGCTCCTGGCATAAGGGAATTTCGTCGCTATGAAATAGATAACGAGACCTCGTGATGAACGGGACCTCTACGAGCTTGGCGGGAGACGGCGTGACAATTCCTTCGAAGTCTTGTGTCAAGATCTCAAAGCCGCCCTCCGTGGTGATAGACTCATTAGAGATCTCGGGCTTGCAAATGACCTTCTCGCGGTGACAGAAGAATTTCGCCGGGTCGAACACCGGGTCGTCCGCCGCCGAAAGATCGGCGACAAAGTAAGCGTAGGAGACTGTGTAGTTTGTGAACGAGGCTTCGTCCGGATCGTCTGGAAATTCGATATTCGGGATGATTAGAGACGGAGCGTCATTGACTTGGGATTCCGTGGAGTCGTTAGGACGGAGTCGGAACGTCTCAATGTCAGTCTCGAGGAAACCGGTGAGTCTCTCTCCGCGATCACTAAACTTAAAATAAGAACCCGGTCGAGTGCCGTCAGGATTGAGCTTTCTTTCTCCATAAGCATCGTAATCCAACACGGCGGACAGAGTGAGAGGAGAGGAGGAATCGGGCGCCTCGAACGATAACGCGGCATCCTCAAACCCGTCCTGTAAGAACGTGTCAGACTTTTCCGTTGTGGAGATGAGGAAGTCTTCCACATAGAAAGTCGCGTAGTCGTCAAAGTCTTGCGGAGGTTCATCGTACACCTCATCGTAGAGGAGTGGGAGGACGTCCGTAATTGGGAGATTAGTGTAAGAAGGTGGAAGCAGGCGTGAAAAGTAGGCTTGATTAGCCATGACGCTTTCAGCACGGTTCCAAAACTTCCCATTTCGCTGATAGTCCACCGGCAGGCGAACGTGCTGGCGATATGATGCTACATCATCCGGGCCGGTGTTCTCGTCCGCGATGAGCGGATTAACGAATGCATTATCCAGCTCAGGATCGGAGACGTTGAGAACTCGGTTTTTCCAAATCCTGAGCGGATGCAGAGAGTGAGTCACCGACGGGCGCATGCGCCAAGCCGGAGCGGAGAAGATGAGCTGGTCGAGACGAACTCTGATCGGCTCCACCGGGCACGGAAAGACTTCCGGATTGCCTGGGTCAAAGCATGGTTCGCAGAAGGGATCTATTTCCTTATCATAATAGCCACTGTCCTTGTCTTCGGTGGAGAGCGGTGTGGTTTCGATGCGGCCATTGTCGAGAGTGCAAGCAACCTCGATGGGATCCGGGCTGTCGCCAGAGACACACGGGATGCAGTTTAGCGGCTCTGTGATCGGAATGAGAATGGCTGGGTCTACCGCAATGCTATCATCACCCTCAGTCGTTATCTCTAGCAAAGACTCCGTAGTAAGCTCAATGAGCACGGTGACCGTGCCCGTGGAGAAGGTTCCGTCGTCTACAGGAGGTTCGGAGTACGGTGCGCTGGGGACGAAGGTATCATTGTCCTGGACAGCGCAGTCGATCGGCGGGAGCGAACCCCCGGCGTAGGATCCGTTATTGTACGCGATGCAAGTGAGATCCGGAGGTTGGACTAAGTCGTACTCTGAATTGTCATAAAGAGTGCAAGTGTCAATTATGCCTCCATCGATAAGGACGGCGTCTTTTCCTGGGTCTGCGCCGTACACGTACTTCCCACCGTCAAGAGTTCCGCACTCCGCTCCGCACACGGTATTACTTTGCGGTGGCTTAAGAGGATTGATCCCGGGTTGGTAGATCCAGCCGTCCACGAACTCGCAATTAGGTGGAACATCGCTTTCATAGTCACAGTTGGGCTGAACAATTTCGTCGAAGACGCCGTCATCAAAGGAGAGAAAACCGTTCGCGACTTCGCCACTAACGCAATCCTGGTCTATCTGCCCAGCGAGTGGCTTATATCCTACAAGCCTGTCATACTCCCCATCATCCGTTCCCATCCAAGCTGATTCATCCGGGACCGGAAAGTAAACAGAGTTGTCGAGAGACGGATCGAAGATCCACTCCACGCACGGAAAGCGAGTCTCGCCGTAAGTCGTCTTAGCTTCGTACTCAAAGGACAATTCTGACAGTTCGAGTCCGTCAAAGGCAATCGTATCTCCGTCGTAACCATCGGCGTCGGTCCCGGATGCCAAAATAAGAATTTCGTTTCCGACGCCGGCATCAGTGACAAGAGTCGCTCCCGCTTCTCCCGCAACGTCCACAACTAGGTCATCAAATTCTATGATTCTCTCGTAGTCTTCGGGAAGACCATCACAAACGGAGAAAGGATCTCTATCGTACAGACCATCTCCGACCGAATTAGTATAGATGATCGGAAAGTCGTAATCTCCGCCATCCAAGTAAAATTGCCCGAGAATTGCGGGATATTCCTTGTTGTCTATGAAACAAGTCGGCGGAAATAGGAATTGAACACCGTTACACCCTATCGGAGTGCTCGTCTCTGGGCCCGGATCGGTTGCGATCTCATTTGGGTCAGAATCAAAATACTGTCTCAGAGTGAGAACATAATTTGGTGTCTCGCATACTCCGAACTCGGCATCGGGCGGCTCGTAACATTCGCTAAGATCTAACGAGCTATCATCGATCGCGATTTCATCGTCTTTTTCGGTGAAGAGATCCGCTCTTCCTTGATTGAACACCCCGACATCCTCAATCGTCGATGTAGCCGTGCTCGGATAGTCTCCGTTGTCGAGGAAATCTACGGGAGGGTTAGTGATTAGCGCCTCGAAAGTCCCGTTGTCAGTGATCGTCGTAGATTCTTCGGGTCCGTCAGTCTCGAGTCCAAGGCCTACAAAGACTTCCGTGGTGCACGGACCGTCGTCGATGGACAGCTCCTGCCCGTTCTCTAAGAGAAGCTGCTCAAGATTCTGAGTCTCCAGGCGAATGATCTTCGTTTCCAGAGAGACTGTGGGTTGATATAACTCGTCGCAGTCCTCAACTTTGAAATTGTAGTGATTGGTGAGGTAGGGAGTAGCGGGTCCGGGTTTCAGACCGACCATGTTGAGAAGGTCGGAGATTGTTAGTTGAGAGAGGATATCGTCGAGGCTGAGACCTTCTTCCTCGCTGAAGCCGTGAACATCGAGAGCGTCAAGGAGAAAGTGCGCGGAGATATGATTGCCTTTGTTGCCCCAGACCCCGAAGAACTGTGACAGAAGCTGCTGGGAAGTCCAGTCGGAAACGTCACTCCACTCTTCAACAAAGAAGAGGAACGGTTTAGCGTCCGAGCCGTCCAAGAAGACTTGAATACCTGACGGTGCCGCATCGAGTAGGCGAACAGAAGTGATCCCCTGAGCAAGGTCTTGAGTGACAAATAGAGAGGAGTCGGTCTCGTTTGTGGTCCTCGCGTCCACGAGGCCATCAAAGATATACTCACCTCCGGAGACCAACACCGGGGTCTCGGAGTACAGCAGCTCCTCGGGTTGACCTAACGGTACTAAGCCGACTCTTTCGTCTTTTTCGAAGACATGAAAGAGAAAGTCGGCCGAGGCTCTTACCTCATCCCGGCGAAACGGTGCCGGTCTATCTTCGTACGGCTTATCCTTATCGTATACACCAAACGTACCGACCTGAACGGCTCTTTTCTCGGATACCGTCTGAGGGAGTCCTTTCCACTTATACGAACCGTCGGTCGTAGGGATACGCTTGCCCCAGTACCCATCCCCATTAAAGCCGAGGAGTTGGGCATTCCAATCCAGCTGCCCGTTGACTCGGGAGAGAACTTTGTTGAGAGTTTCCTTCTGCTTATCTGTAAAGACCTCTGGCAGATGGCCTCTCAGCTCATACTGCTCCTTGTCAAATATGGGACGTGGCATAACTCTCAGTAGGTGCCGTTGTTAGCAAGAGCGGGAAGCGCCGATTCTATCAACTGCCTTTGATAGTCCACATAGGCTTTAGTAGCTCCGTCATCATCCGCGTTGGGATAGACGTTGACATCAGGCTCGAGCCCGGTGACGCGATTCCCTCTCATATCGAGAGTGCCGGTAATCTGTACTTGGGCTCCTGAGACTCTAGTATCTGCCATTGTCAAGTGATGGAATCAGCTTAAAGTCCACGTAAAACTTCGTGGCAAGGTCTTCGTCCTCCGTGGGCTCGGAGAGGAAGATAATCTCTGACGGCTTAACCGAAGAGTTGGAGCGGAAGAAAGTTAGAGCGTCCGCGAAAATGTCCACACCACCCGGATCGGACCTAACTGTGCGGGCGAGGGGATCATCTTGAAGTTCGGCGTCTAAGATAACTTCCCAACCGGGCTCAAGCTCAACATAATCCGGGAAGATGATCTCAGCCCTCTGAACCTCTGACTCAAGCAGAAAGGTCTCCGAAGAGAGCTCGAGATACATATCTTCCGCCGCTGTCGGCGGAGCCATGTATTTAGTCGCGTACTCCGCTATATCAGTAACGAGAGAACGAAGGCTCGTATCCTGAAAGTCCGTAAGCCACTTCGCTACGGGTTCGTACTTCGTAGAGGTCTGACGGCGGAGGTCGTTGACTGTGACTACCTGTTGATCTTTTACCTCAATCTGAGCGAGGAGGATGTAAGGACGGTTTATCTCGGCAAATTGATCATCCTCCAGAAAGGGTTCCACAGACGACACAGGCCCGCTAGGACGCTGGTTGGGATAGAGCGCCTCGCCTGTATAGCGAATGTCGGTGACGTCCGCGATCCCATCCCAGAAGAAGAATCTCCAGTAACGAGCCGGAGTATTGCGTGAAACGTTAAATCTCCAGCTTCCGTCAAAGTATCTCTGATCGTCGAGAGTCCAGACAATCGCGTCGTTAGACGAGTATAGAGCGCATCGCCCTGTCGAGATTGAAGATCCGTCGAGAAAGAACTCTTCAGCCGTGACAGGGAGAGTGAAGTCCACTGTGACAGAAGACCCCGTGAAGTAATTTCCCGTCGCTCCATCCGGGTCGGGTCTCCAACTACCGTCATCAACTTCCGAGAATGCGTACTCCACCGGAAAGTAGTTGGCTTCCGTGGATGCTTCGTATAGGGATGGAGTGTCGCTAAGAGAGTAGTTTTCTACGCGGTAAAGGACGTAGGAAGGATTCTCAGGTTGAGTGTAGTTAAGGTAGTATCCTACTTGATAAACACCATCTTGGGCTCCGCCGTCTACGATGGAACGAAGATCGATGGCCAAGCCCGTGGTTAGGATTTGCCCGTAGGACCAAGTGATGGTGCCGCTTTGAATGACAAGTATAGATCCGTCATCCGGCAATCGACCTACTTCCAAAGATCCGGGACCGGAAAGCTTTCCGAATTGCGGATCGATGTAAACTAAGCCGGTCTTAGCATCGCCGAAGTAGTCTAGACGATATCCTTCGGAAATTCCGGGAAGACGATCGTAAATTGGTCGACCACTCGGATGCCCCCAGACCGTAGGTTCCGGCTGTAGTCTCTTGACTTCCCGAGACTCATCGGAAATGATGTCAAATCGGGATAGTCCCGTAGACGCAGGAGCTACTTGTATCGGACCCAGCAAAGATTCAGGGAAAACTTCCGTCATAAGGCGAGCGTACCTTCACCGTAGTTCACGGGCTTAAACTCAGTTTTGTCCGGAGAGAAAGAAAGCTCTAGAGGAGACGTGGATGTGAGTGTGCTTTCCCAGACGTAGTTGTAACTTGCTTTCTCGTTAGCTTTCGAGATGACGCGGACGTTGGTGATTCCTAATTTAGACGTGGAAATTGACGGGCCTAAGCGAGAGATGACCCTCTCGGTTCCTTCCGCTTTCACGGTAAACTTCAGGAGATTACCGAAAACCTCCTGAATACGCGGAGAGTTTGGTTGGACTCCGGCCCATGAAGTGGTTGTGTCGGGAGGAGTGAAAGATCTTGTGACACGATAGAACTTCTGTGAGTAAGTCGTCGTGTCGAGGATGACATCCTCGTAGCGGTACGATGGATCGTAGTATCGAACATTCTCCGCTCTATCGGACCTCACAAAGACTCCGTTGTCAAAGTACGTCTCGAGGTTCATAAGAGGAGTCACGTGCTCTGTGGCCTCATACACGCGAACAGAAGAACCGTTGCGAAAAGCGGCGGCGTCACCCGGAGCGAAGCGGAACATCTCCCTGAAAGTCGGAATCCCACCTCTTTCTTCGACCCACCTTTGAGAATTCCAAAAGTAAGTACCGTAGTCCTCTCCTGCGGGTCCTAAGACTCTCAGAGTCTCTCCCGTAATAAGATCTCCTTTCGTCTCGATTTGTTCCTCGTCGATGAGAATTGATGTCAGAAGATCGGCGTTGATGATACGATTAGAGGAACCTACAAAGATCGTATAATCGTAACGGAACACGCTAGGTTCCACCTCAACGATGAGTCCTTGTTCAACCATCTCATCCACGTCTATGGTGGTTGGGGTGAAATCTACCAGAGCCTGAAAGTATCGGGGCAATGGAAGATTGCTCTGCAGGAGTCTCTTACAGCTTGGCGTGACATTATCACACTCAGATGCCTGGAGAAAGCAGTCCTCGAGAGTTGAGGAATCAAACCCTCCGCGAGAACGGAAGCGGACATACTCACCCAGAGCAAACCGAGACTTATATCTAAACTGCTTATTGGCAAACAGGGGGCGGGCGGCGCAATCCAAGTACTCGACGACTTGGATCACTTTCACCAGTCCCGCCTCTACAAGGAGATCCACAGATTCTTTGAAAGTCTGCTCTTCCTTCTTAGCGAAAGTGAAGTCTGTTAGTACTTCCAGGTAAACTTTTCTGAAGCCGGTAAGACGGTCGGCGTAACATACGTCCTCAGAAATGATACCAGTCAGGATCTGCTCTGGATCAGGAGTGGAGAGGAACTCTCCTGAGGAGTAGGATTCTCCTTGGGTGAGAAGTTCAATTTGGATCCTACGAGTTCCGATATACCCTTCGTTCTGAGCGGTACTCAAATCTGTCAAGTTTGAGAGAGGAGCGAAGTTTCGCTTAGCCACCCAAATAGGATAGCCCGGACGACGGTTGAGAGGAACGGAAGCGGGAGTGCGGGGTTCAAACACTTCTGTGTTAAGATCCTCTCTTTCGAAAGCGATGATCTGAGGGTCGTATGCTCCGGCGCCATTAAGTGCCGTGATTTCCTCTCCGACGACATAATCTGAGAATGTCTTAGCCTCGGATAGCAGACCGTCCAAGATGAGAGTGCTGGGAGTTCTTCTTCCGCTGAAGGTGAAGTCAGCTAGGACAACATGAAGAGTCGTGTCCTGATCGTTGAGGTTAGCGACAACATCTCCGGCTCTGTACTCTCCAACTTGGAGATCCCGAATGATGCGGAAGTCCAAATCCCCGATGTTGGAGTGATAGGACTTAGTGCCAGTGACAGGTGTGAAATCTTGCTCGACGTTGTAATAGACCGGGAGAGTGCCTGTGGAGTTTACCACGAGGTCTCCGACCTTCAGGACTGCGCCAGTCTCGAAAGGCTGCGGCTCTGTAACCTCAAACTCTGACACAGCGATTGTGCGCGGAGAGTGATATGCCGCGAGAGAGGAAATATCCGGATCGATGTACCGTGTATTGGTACCAAGAGTTAGAGAGAAAGATGTGGCGAGAGCTCCCTCAACATCCGAGATGTTAGGTTCGTAGCTGACCGGAAAGACTGAGTTTGGAGTGAGGATACCGAAAAGATTATTTCGTATCGTACGAGTAAACTCCCTGAGATCCGCGGCGTAGGGCTTGTTCGGGTCGTAGTCGAGTGTTAGAGAGACGTCGACATCATCCACTTCCATCGAATAGACTGTGCCCGTAAACTCCGTTGGAAGGGAGAAACGCAGAAGATTCTGAAGCGCTCCGCGTTGACCACTTGTAAGCGGAGTGCCATCCGGATTGAGAAGAAAGAAAGCGACGGAAGGCGTACCACTTATGAAGTCTTCCGTGTAGCGGAAAGCGTCTTTTTCGGAGCGACGAGGGAGCACATTGACGGAAGCTCCGGCTCCGAGAGCATCCGAGAAGAAGTCGACCCAATCCTCAGCGGACACCGGGTTACGGCGACGGATGAGAGTAAAGAATCTCTCTTTAACTTCCGAAAGAAGCTCTACGTTCTGTCCACCTACGGCCGCTTCCTCGTTCGTGACACCGAGAACTCCGGTGAGAGATGTGACAGGTCTGACGATCGAGTTTTTAGGTGCGTTTCCTCTTACGCCTTTGAGAAGCGCCACCGCTTGGACTCTGCCCGTCGTCTCGTTCGGAGGGATACGTAAAATCTCTGTCGTGACAAAAGAGATGGATTCACCGCCCGTTAGATTGGGATCCGTGGCAACTTCGAATCCCGCGAAGATTACAAAATCTTGATTACGAGGAGCGATCTCAAATGTGAGATCAACCACACTTCCGGCACCCGTGCGTCGTTGAGCACCAAGAAATGGACCGATCCACTCGACAAGAACGGATTCCGGAAAAGAATTAGCGAATGAGAGAAGCTCGGCTTGAGCGAATGCCTGACCCTCCAACAGGGCCATGATCGGGGATCCGCTCGAGAAGTCGTTGATAGTCGCCCCGGATGCATCATACACACGTTGGGCAGCGGCCGCGACTAGCTCGGACTCGTTCCTCGGGTCGAGCTCGATTGGAGGAAGAGGAGCGTAGTTCGGCATTAGAAGAAGCCTTCGTCGATGACCGGGAAGTTATTGATTCTTTCGTTGAGGATTTGTTTTGTGATTGTGTCTTGTTGATCTAATTGGGCGTATTTCACAAGAAAGCTCTGACCGGAACCTCCCTGGTTGTACTTAGCGTTAGTGCTCCAGAAGAGGGGAGCGCTCGCCGGATTGGTATTGACTTGGTCCCCGAACTGCACGAGGCCCATGAAGCTTTTACGTCCGATGATCGGCGTAGACCCGTAACTCTGGTCGGTCTCCAGAGTCATGAACACGCGGTCCAGGCCGGTATCACCGCCGCGCTGGACATCGTTGGCGTTGATCGGGGCGAAGTGCCAGTCCGTATCAGCGCCGTCAAACTTGAGTTCCCGGGCCCCATTCAGCCACTGGGACGTGACTACGACGCCCGGCCCGAACAAAGTTTTGCTCACAGTTTACTTCTGATGGGGTTCTCTACGAGTTTTACCCTCACATTAAAAAGCCCCGCCGAAGCGAGGCCGAAGGGATAAGTTTAAGCGGACCAACTATGAGGCTAAGTACCTCACGAATATGTCCAGTCATTGACTGTGAACACCAGTTCGATGGTGCCCACGTCGCCGGACTCCCGGTCCATCTCGGCCACGGTCAGCTGTTGAAGCTGACAGCCGCTGAGAACGTAGGGGGTGCTGTTGCTGTCATCACCGTTGCACGTCGTTGGCTGGACCGTGATGGTGATAAACTCGCAGTTGTAATCTGCCCAAACTTGCTCGATCGCGTGAGCGAGAGCGGGATCGTAAGGTGCGGTGAGAGTGACGTCGTCCACGGAGCGGGGACCGACAACCTTATAGATGCGGTTTCCTGTTCCGTTAGCGTATTGTCCACTCTCTGCCGTATCGACGATCCCAGAAAACTGAGTCCAAATCGTCTCCAATCCGGAGATGGTGACGATGAACGCTGACTTTGGGATTGGTGTGATAACTGGCATCGGAGATTCTCCTTATGAGTATAAACGTAAAGGAGAGATCAAGCGAACACGTCGTTGATATAGAAGCCAGAACCGAAGGCGCCAGTGGAGCCCAGGCCGGTGATATTTACGGTACGCTCGACGGTGATCTCAGCGCGGACAACACGACGCTCACGGATGTAGTACTCAGGACGAACGGCGGGAGTGCCGGTCAGCTGGTAGGTGTAAGCGAATGCGGGAGTCGCGGCGTTGGCACCACCTGCGGGCATCACGGAATCGGAAGCGCTCAGCGGGCTGTAGAACAGCAACACGGCGTTTTCGGGGAACACCGGAGTCAGAGTGTCATCATCGGCGAGACGACGACCTTCAGCCACGCGGATACCGCGCTCAAGACCGAAGTAACGTGCGAGCACGTCCACGTCGATCGAGTCGGCGGTCGTGAACTGAATGCGATCCAGAATCGCGGCGTTGGTCAACAGGCTGTCGAACACAGCGGTGCCGATTACGGCGCCGTTGGGACGAATACCAATCTGATTGGATACGGCACGCTTCCAGTTGAGAACGTCGGCGATGGGGTTATTACCAGCCGCGCCCCAGTTTGCACCACCGGAAGAGATGCCGATCACGGTAGCGTTGGCATCGTAGGTGGTCCAGTCGGCGTAACCGAGAGCCAGGGTACCACCGGCGACGATGTTACCGGCTTCGTAGTTACCCGTGGTGCTCACCGCGTTAGACACGGTCACCTCGTAGCTGTTCATCAGACGGCTCATGGCGTTGCGCGTCTCAATGGCGCGCAGGTCGACCTGAGCGGGACCTTCACCGGCGTTTTCGATCACTTCCTCGGGAAGTTCCCAAGCGATCACTTCTTGCTCGAGAGCGTAAGCGTCGGTGTCGAAGCGGCTCTGAACGGCAGGGATGTTGGTGCCGTAAGCGCGACGGTAGTCGGAGATAGCGAAGGCTTCCTTGCCGAAACGCAGGATTTTACCGGCGCGGGTAGGTGTATCGACGACGGGCGCAATGAAATTAGCGATCGACGTCTCTGGAAGCATAAAACCCTGAGCCAGGGTTGTGAGAATAGGCAGTATGTTATCGTAAAAGAGTTTAGCTTTTACTTCTTACGGTTTTCATTCCCGTAAGTTCAGACTATATCATCATCCCTTGAATACACCTTTAATCCATCCATCTCCAGGACATTCTTTACTCCTGGTCTTCTCTATGATACCGCCTTCTGCTATTCGGTACCAGTGAGTTTTTCCTTTAGACATCTTGCCACCTTTAGCGGCAAACTCTTTTCCTCGGGGCCCTCTACCTCTTTCCCAGCCGTCACCCGGACAGGAATGAGATCTTGTAACTTGATCCTCTTTATGCCACCATAGCATCTTGCCAGCAGCTAGTCCGCCCTTTCGAGAGTTTTCTCGGGCGGTCGGATCATTCTCCATCAGAGCCTTCATAAACTTAGAATTAAGTTTCTTATGCTCTTCAGAAATAGTTTTGTTCTTGTGGGCTTTCCCTATGTTTCTTCTCCATTCTTCAGAGAAGTTTCTCCCTAGGTTTGTTTTTAGACCGTCTAAACATTTCGTTCGTAAGTCTAAGTATTCTTGAGGAGAAAGTTCTCGTCCGTCTAGATGAGACATAAACCAGTAGGCTTGCTTAAGTTTGACTTCTTTTGGGAAAGCGTCTATAAGCAGCTTATGCGCTTGTAGGTGCTCTATTGGAGTAAGCCAAACTAAGTTTGAAGTATCATCAGAACCACCAAGACATCTTGGAATGATGTGATGAAGTTCGTGATACCCTTCTGGTTTTTCTTTGCGATAAAGGAAAGATGAAATGAATTTTGCGTACTCAGGGGAGCTGGGCGCTCGTGGGAAGGTTATAGTTGGGTCACTCACTTCCTAGTCGTTGAACCTTTTTATCTCAATCTATTTTACAAATAGACACCCGAGATAAACTTGGCTGCTGATTCCCATTTCAGGGTTCCAGCAATTCACCCAGTTCTCGCATCCTTCTTACGAAAGAGCGGGACCGTTTTCACAATCGACACCACCGTAGGTGTCACGAAGATTCATCATTGACTTTAAGTCTCCTTCTGCAGAAGGGCGTTGGATCCTGGTCTTACACCAACCTCAAGAGGTTAGATGCCAGGGTGAAATTAGCTGAAGCTTACGAGCACGTAATCCACACCGCCTTGGGTGAGAATTTCGCGGATGATTGGGGTCGTGCCGTTGACGGTCACGGCAGCGCCGGCGCCAGTGGTCACAGCCTGACCGGCGGCATTCACCTCGAGGGCACCACCAATGTCTCCAGCCACGGGCACGTTAGCGCCAGCCTCTCCGGAGATGAGCAGCAGACCGGAAGTAGCCACGGTCAGCATGCGAGTCTCGTCGGTTGCGAAACCGGTCGCGGGAACATTGTCGTTCATCGTGAACTGTGCCACGCCCACGGACTCGCCGCCGTTGGACTGTTGAACGAGCAGGGGCACGGTGCCGGGAGCCGCGGTCAGTTCGACCACACGGAATTCATTAACGGCGGTGCCTTGAGCGACTTGGAAAGTCTCGGCGAATCTGATGTACTGACGTCCGAAACACGGAGCAGCCATGTGTTTTCTCCTAAATGTACGATTTCAAACCGTTCTCTTCGGAACGGGTTTTCTCAGTGTTGTTTTACCCACTCATAAATTGAGAGGGTTTCAATCGCTACCGATACGCGATACCGCATCTACAGCGGTCGTGGCAGCGGCATCTTACTCCCGGCATCGGAAGAGACCCGATTGGTGCCCATCCGAGAGAGTCGTAATAAGCGCAGTCCTGACAAACTCTCTTGTCATGCTTAGAGATTCTTCTCATCTCTCGCATTCCAACTTTTTTCTTTTTGTCAAACTCCCCGGTAGTTTTCCACCGATAGAGCGGAGTGACAAGGAATCTTTTCAATCGAGATTCCACGCCATTCCATGTGGCTGGACCTCTTCGGGTTTTACGAGGCTTCACCTTTTCGACTTGTTTTTCGGAGTCTACCTTTACTCCTTTTTCTTTCTTTTCGTTCTCTTCTTCGGTGGTCTTTACCGCCGTAATCGCGGCGTTTGTCATATTTGACCCGACCGGAATGACGAGAGAATTTGGAACGGAAACGGTGGGAATTGAGATATCATCTCGTTCTTCCGTTATTGGTAACGGTTCATCCCGACCAGGAACGGGATAATACCAATCGTCATCGTCTTCGGCGAAGTTTTCCTCTTCGCTTATTCGATTTTTATCGAGAGAAAGTTTTATGTCATCGAAGAAGTTCCAAAGAAACTTCATCTGACCCATTGTTTCGGAATATAGATTCGAAGGAACTTCGGTTTCATTCAAACCGAGCATAAGCGCGGCAAGAGAGGAGACAAGAGTGTCCTCGGCGGACACCCTTTGAAACTCCGAGAAAGTTATTTTTTCGTTTTTTAATTTTCTCGTCAGTGCCGCGGCACGATTCTCCATCTCTTCCTCTAACTCGTCAAGCGAAGGAAAAGATTCGGCTAAACGTTGAGCACGATCGATAAAATCGCTTTGACGCTTAGCCGATGACCCGATAAAGGTCAGGAGTTCCATATCACTCAGCCGAGAAAAGAACGCGCTTGAGAGCTTCCGCGTAATCGATCTCCTCTTCGCGGGAGATCTTCATCGCCTTTTCGTGAGGATCAAGATCTTCCTCTCTCACAACGGACTCTCCGCCCGCGACCTCTTCGAAACAAACTTGCGATGGAAGATTTTCAAGAATCTTCATCAGAGGCGTGGCGGCATTCTCGCCCTCAGCGAATTCGAGAGTTCCGTACTCGAGTCCCTCCATGTAGTCGACCAGTACGTCTTGAGAGACCACAGCTTCGGTGAGTTTTCCGGTTTCGTACAAACCCTCGGCAAATTGTTCGAGTTGCATACGATGAGCTTTGCGCTCGGAGAACTCAGCTTCTTCTTTCAGACGAGCATTGGCGGCTTCCAGTTCTTCGAGGCGGGCCATCATCTCCTCGATCTTGGAGACTTGAGCCTCTTCAGAGTGGTTCACGTACATTACGCGAACACCTTTGCCCTTGACCTGTTTGCCTTTTCCGCCGCCATTCGCGAGGTCCATGTACTTGTCGGGATAACCCTTCATCTCTGGGCTCTTACCGGTCTTCTTACGATCCTCTTCCATTTTGGAAGATTTTCCGGTTTCACCGTCGTAACCGCTAATTTCGTCATCGGTGCCTTTTTCGTCACCTTCGAAACCTTTGATCTCGGGGGCGGTTCCCTTCTTGCCACGGCCGGTTTCGCCTTCGGCACCGGCTTTTCCGACTTCACCGCGACCGCTCTGATCGTTGTTGGGATCGAGAGTCTTACGGCCCTTCATACCATCCTTACCGCGCTTAGGCTCGGAGGTCTTATCGATGTACTTGTTATCGTCAGTTTCAGCGTGTTGTTCTTCGTCCTCATTCTCCTCGGTGTATCCGAGATTGATACCCTTGGAGGAAGACTTCGTACGTTTCAGACCGCCGGGACCGCCCTCTTCGGGAGTCACACCGGTGTCGGACGAGTCCATGCTGTCCATGCCACGCTTCTTCTTACTTGACTCGAAGGTGGGATCCATGTACATCTCCTCATCCTCTTCCTCCATAGCCTCACCATTTTTAGGCTGTTTTTTCACTTTGGAGGCGACAGGACCCTCTCCGTCAACTTCTTCGGGAGTCATCCCTGACATGCCCTTCGCGGCGGGAGCTTTGAGACCCTTTGTTTTGCCGTCGTGCATGGCTTCGGATTCACCATGCTCCTCGGAATCGGATTCCTCGTAACTCATTTTCTTCTTTTTCTTGGAGTCGCATGAGCCGTATTCCGAGTCCTTCTCTCCCATGGCTTCATCCATAGATTTGCCAGTGGCTTCGGCTTTCTTTTTGGCGGCTTGCTTCTTAAGAGCGTCGGGTAGATCCTTACCCTCCATCTCCTTGGACATCACGGAGTCATCGTCCTCCTCTTCCTCGGAGTCGCCCTCCTCGCCCATCTTTTCACCTTTGATTTTCTTGGGCTTTTTCATGCCCATCATCTCACCTTCGGCGAATTCGCCTTCGATGGTTTCTTCTTCAATTTCGGCGGGAGCTTCGAGTTGTTGCTCCATCACCTCTTCCTGAGTGTTCATCTCAGCGCGAGCCTCATCGAGTTTTTCTTTAAGAAGTTCAAGAGGTCCAATGTCTCTCTTGAGTGTGGGTCCGAGTTCGGGATCAAAAATAGTTTCGGGTGTGATAGCGGTCGCGAAATCCAAAATTCCGTCGTCACTCTCTTCGTAAGCGAAACCTTTAAGTCCCTTCACCGCGGGTGGTTGTGCCCCCAACAGCGCAACATGTCGAAGTGACCATTTGCCCGGTTCGGGATTGATTTTGGACTCGGGAGAGTAGAATGAAGCACTCACTTTTTTGTAGAGTCCATTTTTAATGTAACTCTCCGCCATCGGAGAGAAATCTATTTCGGCGAACAGTTCATCGCCTTTTATTTTGACCCCTTTAACCCAGCCCCACGCCGGAACCTTATCGTTATCCTCGTGACCAATTCGAATCGGTGCCTCGTGAATTTTGGGGTCGTAAGATGAAGCGATTTCGGAGAGATCTTTTTTGGTGAATTCTCTCGTCACTCCTTGGGCCGAGGTCTGCGTCCCGGCCTTAAAAATGTGAACTTCTTTGATCATAATTGAAGACTGGGACAGCCCTTTGAATTTTACCCCTCGATAAGTTCGTCGAGAAGCTTATTCAGCTCTTTATCCGCCGACATATCCGGAGGTTCAAAAAGTTCATCGAGAAGTTTATTCATCTCTTCGTCATCATCCTCTTCTTTGGTCTCAGGAGTTTGAGTCTCCTCGGCCGGCGCCATTTCTTCTTCAACTTTCGAAGTCTTAGCCTCCTCCTCGTCAGGTTCCTCCGTGATTTCCTCGATCTTCTCCTGTTCCTGATCAAGAGTGGACTCTCCCTCCTCAAGGTCGACCTTAAATGTCTCCTCAATCCATTCCTTCGTCGGGCGGTATCCGACTTTTTCGATCAAAGTTCCGACATCATTCATCGTAAGCGAAGACTTATCCTCCGTGACAAAGTTTCTTCGAACCGTCGGAGAAACTACGCTCGAGCCAAAGTTAAGGTCGACGATCCAACGTACAATAGTCTCGTTTAAGGTTGCGCAGAGAAGCTCCGAAAGCTCCTGCGCACGAATTTGTCTAACATTTTGAGCGACTTCCGACGAAGCCCGAGATCCAGCTTCGGCATTTCCTGTTTCGTCTTCGCCCGAGATCAGCATATTGATCTCTTTGATCAACGAATCTCGAAGTTGTGAAAAAGTTTCCGGAGACCCTTGAGGATTGATAAATTCGAGTGAGTATCCTTCGGGAAGAATGAGGGCGGTCTCTTGAGAGAGATTCGTAAGATGATCGTAAAGGGTATCTATTTCCGATGTAGTGGCGGAAAGTGGCGCGGTTGCCACAGCCGTTGGATTCGCGAATCGATCACTGTACAGAAGCTGAGACTCGAGCGCTCGGCGCTTGAACTTGACGATCGGATAGAGAATTCGACCGAGACCGCAACCGTATGGATCTCCGTTCGCCTGAGCCCAATAGCGAAAAACGATGAATTTACGAGCGGGAAGATCTTCCCCTTCAAAAGTATTTGCGCGGGTCACGAGCTTCATCGTAAAGCCCATGTCGGCATCTTCGCTCTCTTGAAAGAGAAAACGGCGTACGTCTCTCGGTCTCACATCGTACGCTTTTACACCGCTCTTCGTACGACGCCACATTATTTCCCCGACCGAGAACCCTACGACGTAGGCTTCAAGCATCGCTTTGAAAATTTCGTCTATCGGAAGTTCGTTTAGTTGACCTTCGACGAACTCTTTTACCGCTATATCTCCTGCGGAATCCGAAGCCGCTTCAATAATTAGATCTCTCGACGTAATTTCCTGAACAACTTTCTCCCAAGCCGCCTGAACATTCGCGTCAAAGAGAAGCCTTTGATAGATGATGAGAGCGGCGATTCCTCCCTTCTGAAGAAGAAGTTCATCGTTTGGACGAACGATAACATCACCAGTTCCGGTGTGCATAACACCCGGAAAGTATCCATAAACCGTCTGACGATTATACGGATTTGCGCTGTACTGGGCGACTTCTCCCTTGGGAATTGGTGGAATAGAGAACCTTTTTGCCACGTCAGACTACCAAAGAAAGTGTAAGCGGTGGTTGGGGATTTCCGGAGATACTGTATGAAATAATTACGGAGTAAATTCCTTGCTCCCCCTGAGTCCAACTACCTCTCACGGAAAGATCTTGTATCGAACCCACCTGTTCCGCGATCGCGTTAGAGATCTTCGCATCGATCGCCGCGGGTTGTAGTGTCTCAAAGGTCTCATCCGGAAGACCGTAATCCGCTCTCATAATCCTTTCGAAAGGACGAGTCTCTAGCACGGAGACGATTCTCTCTTCCACCAATTGAGCGTCGGTAGAAAGATTCAAACCACCCTTTGAAATTTGTAATGGATACGTGAGACCGCGGATTTCTGTCATGAAATTCTATATCGTCTGACGATCTCGGCGTTGATCTTTCTTACGTAGGTATCCCACTCTTTAGGCTTCTCCTTGCCGAGTCTGAGAGCCTCCTCTCGCAATTCATTGAGAGCGATGTTGGAATACATTGAAGGGTCCAACAGACCTTTCTCTTTAATTTCGACGTCGTTCTCCATCCCGACAACGAGAAGGGAGGAACACAAAGCCCCGAGTGAGATTTTGCGTTCCGCCGCTTTCGCTTTGATTTCGGAATGGAGAGACTCCTCGACGTCAAACGTTAGGCGTTTCTTTGCCACGGAAGTCTCTCCTTGTGATTATCAGTTTAGACCCTGCTGAGAAAGAGCGTCGGGAATGCCGCCGATACCGACGCGGACAAGATCCACTTCGATACGCTCCAGTGTGGGTGCGGGAACCACAAACACCTTCACGTTGACGTAACCGTTCTCCAGAGCACCGCCGAGGTTGTTCCGCTCGTCGCAGACGACCTCGAAGGCTTGCGCGGGAGTGGAGCCGAACAGAGCACCAGGTACGTAGAAGTTCTCGTACAGGGTGTTGTGGGCGATCGCGCGGATCTGGTTGAAGGTGACGGCCCGACCGTCGATGATGCTGAAGATCTGACCGTCGAATGCGGAGAGCAGGCTTCCGTAGATGACGTTCAGGATCACGCGGGTGTTCACGAAGGCGTACAGGGCCTGGGTGGCGTTTCCGCGGTTCACACGAGTGCGGGAACCCCAGACGAACACAGGTCCGAACACCTCTCCGGTGTCCGCGTCGACGGTGCTGTAGCCGGGCAGCTGACGCAGAGCGTTGAGACCCTGCGGGTTGCTGACCTCTTGCTGAGCGGTCGTGATCTGGATCTCCACGCCGCGAGCACCTGCCAAGCTGTACTTGGCGCCGGCGGGAGGCAGCTTGAATCCAGAAGCCTCGTCGCGGTAACGGCGGAGGGCAAGACCGGTGACGTAGGAAGTCGGTTGGATGAAGATACCAACGTCGTTCTTGACGTACGGGGCGTAGTAGGCCAGGAAACCCTGCGTGGTCGAGTAGGACAGGGCCTCCTCAAACAGGCGGTTGTGGCTGTCCATGCCCTTCTCGATGAAGCGCACCTGGGGAACGCCGCCGTTGTTGACACCGCGGAGAGCCTCGTTGATAAGATCGCCAGCGGTGACAGCCAGGAAGTTCCACAGGTTGTTAGGAACGTCGGCCTCGGGCTCGAGCAGCTCAGCGGTTACGAACGCGCCGTAGAGCGTGTCGTAGTTCTGGCCAGTCTGCAGCACGTAGTGGATGAAGATGTCATCGATCGACGTGTTGGCTTGCTCGCCGGTGCTCAGGGGCACGCAGACGAAGTTGTTCTCGCCAGCGAAGTCGGCAGCGGCGTTCAGGGGAACGGCGATGTCGTCCTCGGTGTACTGGAAGGTGTAGGGGTTGGAGATGGAGGTCACGAAGAACTCCACGCCAGCTCCGTTGTCCACACCAGCGTTGGCGATGGGAACTGCAGTACCGGCGACGGCGTCAGCGGCGGTGAGAGCAAACGAGATGGTGTTGGGGTCAACCACGATCACGTAGTAGACTGCACCGTCCTCGAGTCCGCTGGCCAGCGTAGCGCCGGTGGCAGCGTTCACCGACACCTGGTCACCAGTAAGGTAGCCGTGGGAGGAGATAGTAAACTCGTCGGCGGCGAAGGTCACATCAGCGGCAGCAACCTCGAACACGGGCACGCCCACTGGGGTGTCACCGTAGGAGAGGCGGATGTCGGTGCTGATGTCGGCGGTGTAGGCGACACCATAGGGGTCGTTCACGCCGGTTTGGATGGCCACGTTAGCTTCGTCGCGCACACCGGCAACTGCCAGGGTCACGTCGAGCTGGTACTTACGGCCGCGGATGTAGCGCAGGATGCCTGCATCGCTGAACTCACCGCCGTCGAGAGCTACGCTCAGGCGCTTGTAGTAGCGAACCGGAGTAGCTGTGGTGATGACGCTGGTCGGGTAATCCGCGAAGGCCTCGGAGGCGAGGTCGGACGAGGAGCGAGCCAGACGGAACAGGTTGCGGTCGACCTTCTCGGCGAAGTAGATGTCCGAAGAGGTTGCCGTGGTTCCCTCGAAGATGGTCTCGGTGGCGGTGGCGATGTCGCCGTCGAAGTACAGGCGGTCAGCGGTCTGAACGATGTGCTCGGCGGAGAAGATCATCGCGTCGCGGCCAGTCATGATCACCGACTGGGCAAAGGCTCCAGCGGGATTCCGAACGGTGGTCGAGTCGGTACCTGCGCCAGGCAGGAGGATCTCAGTGCCGGACAGAGCGTTGGAAAGCGAGAGCGCGAGTTGGATGGTATTGTCATCCACCTTGATCACGAAGTACGAGGTACCCGTGGTCAGGTTGGTCGGGCTAGCCGCGCCGTCGGAAGGCAGCAGGTAGTAGTTGATCTCGTCACCGGTCGCATAGCCGTGACCGATCAGCGTGATCTCGTTGCTGACGATGTCCACATCAGCGGAGCTGAAGTAGCGCAGGGTCAGACCACCACTGAAGATGGCGCTCGAGGGGTCGGTGATCTGGCGAACCACACCCTTGAAGTCGTGCTGGGCGGTAGGCTTCTGGAGCGTACCAGGCAGGTGCAGGGTGTTGAACGATACGTCGTCGGGGCCGCCGTTGGCCTCGACCAGGCTGCTGGTCTTGCCCTTGATCTCCACCGTGAACTCCCACGCGGGGTCAGAGTAGGTGAAGAGCAGGAGGCCGCCACCCTGAGGAGTACCAGCCGTGGTCAGGTCGATTGGCTGATCGGCAGAAGCACGAGCCTTTGACGTGGCCAGCTTGATCTCGTTAGTATCAAGCGTGTTGTCGATGTCGCGGGCAATGACGTAGAACGAACCGGAGTCCAGAGGCTCGTTGGTGATCCCGGACGGTACGTCGGTGTACAGAGGTGGAGTCGGGAGCGGAGTGTTCTGGAACAGCGAAACGGTCACCAGAGTACCGGATGGCAGCGCATCCACGTCCCACTCGTCGGCCAGGGTGATCACGTCGGTCGCGGTGGTCACAGCGACGTCGGCGCGAACCTTCTGGTCATCCTTCATCGCGTAGCGGATGCCGTCTGCGATCACGGAGTTAGCGCTAGCAGCGGCACTCGCGGGGTCGTAGTTGGCTTGCGTGAAGTTCAGAGGAGTGGTGTCGGTCCACTCGTAGATGACGTTGTCGACGAGGTAGAGCTCGCCGGGCTCGAAGCCGTTGGAGGGGTTGTGATCCTCGAAGTCCTTGTAGGTCTGGATGTCGGTCACGAAGAACGGACCGCAGTCAACCAGGGCCATCCACTTGTGGTTGGCGTCGGAGCAGACTTCCTCCATGGTCTGACCCAGATTCACCCGGTCGGACTTACCGAACTTACGGAAAGCCGGAGGGGCGATCATGTAGCCCTGGGGCAGGTTGGTGCCGTCGAACGCGGTGCGGACAGTCTGCACGTAGTCGGCGACGGTCTCCTCGCTCTCCTCCACGTTGGCGATGGCGTAGCCAGCAGCGGAGAGGATGAACTGGGCTCCGGTGATGGAGTTCGAGTTCACGACCTCCACGGGGGAGTTGAACACGCGGCCGGTCAGGTGCAGGAAGGCTTGAGCTCCGCTCTCGCCGGTCTTGCGGATGTAGGCACCGGCGCTGATGTCGCGGTTGGCCTCGATCGCGTCAACCACCGCGTCGCGCATGGCCTCGGAGATCTTGAGGTTGTTGCCGTCATCGCCAGCAACGTAGTCCACGGGGGACGTCACCTTCACACCGAGCCAAGCACCGGCGGAGTTCACGGAGCCGAGCTGGATGCCGTTGATCTCCAGCTTCACGTAGAACTCATCGCCCTTCTGGATCTTAGCGGGGGCGACCACACCGTTGTCGATGTTGGCGGTACCGTCAAAGGCCACGCCAACGATGAGGGAGGGAACGCCAACGCGGGTCACGCGAAGGTCGCCAACTCCACACTGCTGGAAGAAAGCCTTCACAGCGTAGTACGAATCGAGCTCTGCACCGCTGGTGGGCAGTTCGCCGATCAGGTTCTCGTACTCGTTCAGGCTCGAGCAGAAGATCGGGCGGTTGAACGGGAAGGTCGCCACAGACGCAGTCTGAGGAGCCTCAACCAACATGTAGACAGTGTTGAAGCTAGCGACCGAAGCACGAGAGGCAATAGCCGACTCGTAGATGAATGTACCCGGAGCGCCGCCGCGGGCGCCTCCAAGCGAAATAGTTCCCATTAGAGTTTAACTCCTTCTTTGATGTTGAGAGAGCTGAGGGCTTCGGACAGTCCCACCGTGGTCCCCGCAGGGGTCTCTCAACCACGCTGGGTATCGGAGGATGCTTGGGGAGAATCCAGACCGTACCCGTTGATTCTATCCCGCTTGAGAATGGCGTAAGCCGTGTACTCCGACAGTCTTTCTGTGAAGTTGTCGAGAGTATCCCAAGGGAAGATGGCGCTCGCGATGTCCACTTTTTCCGGGTTCGCGTCGGCGGTCGGGTTGAAGTTGATCGCCGTATCGAGTTGATTTAGAGTTCCGGGGGACCCGGACGGAGCGCTCAGTGAAGAATTTACCCTCTCTTCTCCGTTCGGTCCGGTGGTGAAGATAGGTACGCCTATCGCAGGTTTTGAACGAATGTCAAAACTTTCGTTGAAACTTAAGATATCTCGAAAGTTTCGGGAATCTCCAGTGTAGGCGTAAGCTAATTTGTTCCAAGAGTCTCCTTGACTCCAAGTGCGAGTTTTTCCGGGCATTAGACTCGAATGTAACGACTTTTGGAAATAGCTTTGGCTACGATCGAACTCATCTCCAAAGTAGAAGATGCGGGAACACCCAACCACGGCCGGGCTGGCATTCTTCCTTTTCCGGTCATGTGATCAATGCCGTAATCCGCTTTTGTAGTCGCGGAAAATAGACCTACTCCGGAGCCTGGTCGAATTCTTGCGCTATTCAACATCGTTCCCGATAATCTGAGAATCGGTAGTCCGGGCTGAATACTTTCTTTCCAACTCTTATATCTCGGAGAAAGAGGAGCCCACTTTTCACCGGTTTGCGGATCCTGTTCTTTTAGCCAAGACAGCTGATTATCTTCTTGAAGTGTTTTAGCGAGTTGACCTTTTGAATCGTCCCACCATTTCTCATTGAACTGTGGAACGGAAGCCTTGATTTTAATCATTTACGCTTTCTCGCGGCTCGCTTAGACTCCTCATTTTGTTTGCTGATAAAATCGGATTGGATTTTTGCCATCAACAAAATTTTCGAGACAGGCTGATTTTCAAGCCATTCGATTGATGAATCCCAACGTTGTTTACAAAGGCAGAATGCCAACTCTAGCCACTGGTCAACTTTCATCACTTTGTCGTTTAACAACTCCGGGCCCATCCAATCGGAGATTGGTTTGACGTAACGGGCCGGTAGATGATTTAGATCTTCGTCGTTTAACCCAGCGAGTCTTTGAATAAGAAGAATTGAAAGAAGATTTTGTGTGATGTCGGGATAATCGTTATTGATAAGACTAAAGAAATAGTAGTCTTTCGGCATTAACTCCCTGAACCACAAAATGAGATGACCCGCGAGAGTCACATCATATGTGAAATCCTCGTTAGACGTGGCTTTTAGAAGTTTGGGTCTTCTTCTACCTCTTCCTCGTCGGTTCCACCGGCTTTCGCCAGCAATTCTGTGACTTTCTTCAGATCTTTCATTTTTAGTTTTGAAAGCTCGTCGAAAGTAATCTGACCGTTATTTGTGGAAAGTCTCGATACGAGACGAAGAGACCTTTCCATATCACCGACTTTCGATAGAGACTTCTCCATGTAGAGAAGATCGGCGGCGGTCATCTCTCGAAGTACAACTTCGCGTCCGTCGGATAATTCCGTAAAGTATGTTTCTTCGGCTGTGGAGATCGAATCGGCCGTTTGCTTAGCCCCATAAGCGAGTTCCTCAGGACTCTTTCGCACAACACGAACGCCTGGCTTTTTTCCTTCTTCCATTGGTTAGAATTTGTAGCCTTATGGTAATTTTTTACCCATCGACGAATCAGTTTACGTTGATTCTAATAGCCGGGTGAGGATTATAGTTTTCGAGAACGAAAGAGTTCTCGGAGAGATTAGCCAACGTTTTATTCTTGAGCCAATCATCCGACATTGTCATTCTGCACTCATCCTCCCAAGATCGTTGGAGCATCTGTGCAACTAGATGATAGCAATTTTCGTAGATATGCGAATTCGCGCTGGGCATGTAAACAAATCGGGCTTTTCGTTGTGTTAGTTGAGCCACGACTTCGAGCATTATCGAGTAGCGCGCGATATCGAGAGGAAAGCCAACGACCATATCATTCGACCGAGCGGGAACCATCAGGTCGAGCATTCCGTCGCGTGCTGGCATAAATTGCATTGCCAAATGGCACGGAGGACACCCTGGATCGATCGCTGTGGGATTGTGAGTGATTATCGTCGCCTGACGAGTGTTTGGTTGAAGATTGAGATTTGTGATTACATTGCCGAGTTGATCGACCGCTTTTTCGGTCTGCAATGTCTCGTTGGGCACCTCGACACCGGCGGCGGATTGAGGCCACTGACGCCACTGTCGACAGTACGCGGAAGCTCCGAGCTCTCCATTCTCATCGGCGAGAAAATCCCAAAAGTGTTTGGCGGGACCGAGGGCACTCACATTCGTATCGAACCCGATGTCGAACAGAAATTCCCGACAGATATTCTTCCAAGGAAGTTTACGAAGTCGGGTGAGAGGAAAGCCGGAGCGTAAATCGACTCGAACAGAACAACCGAAAGCCGCGCGAGTCTCACCATTTCGACCTTCGAAAATATCTCCCGCTTCCATCAAAGCACGAAGATAATTGGCGTAGATCCTGTCCCAATTTTCGGAGATGATCGATTTGCCGTTGAAAGAAAGAGAGTGACCGATGTTCATGAGAAGATTCGTTTGGAGGTTTCCTGATAGTATTGTTCGAAATCCGGATCGGAGTATCCTGGTGGAAGTTTTATGTACATCGACGCCGCCGTACGAAGACTTTCCTGTGCCATCGCTCGCATTCCCATGTCGTAACGATCATTGGCGTCATCGACCCAATCGCGGGCATAAATTAAGAGGGCTTCCGCGTCTTGACGATGTGGAATCATCAGCAACTTACCAGAGCTTTTTTGCAATTTGTGAAGACACTCGCGGGATTCGGATCTTCCACATTGTGGAGTTGAGTGTTCGGAAACATCGTGATGTTCTCGTAAAAATTGAGAAGTTGTTCCGTGTAGATTTGATGTTCCTGCATCCGAGAAATATACTCATCACGAATTCTCCATAGAGCGGCTCCGGGCATCTCCTTTTTCACTTCCTCAATGTGAAGCGGAGCGGACCAGGACCACGGACGAAATACACCGAGATGAACAACCGCGGGAACGCTTTCAGCGATCTCGATTTCGAGGTCAATAACATCCTCGAAGTGGCCGGCGTTATGACGACGATGTTGTTCTAAAATGTAGGAGCAAGGATATGCCCTGTCGAAGATAGCGTACTGTTTACCACTGGCTTTCCAATCGGTGATATCCTCCCGATAAAAGTCAAAGATATTTTCCTGATCGGAAGGTGGCGGACCGTGGTGTGCGACGTAAGTGTTGTTCTCACCCAAATACTTTTCAAGCGAAGAGATAAGAGTGGACTTACCGACCCTATCGGGCCCGGAGACGATGATCAGCATAGTTGATTGATTTGTATTCATATTATACGAAGGACGGACTATCGTGTAAAGACGAACAGGTCAATTTGGCGACTGTCATGATATTCGAGATTGAGAATGATATCCACCGAACTTCTCATTTTGCGTTCTTTTCGATCGTAGAACTCCATCGTCGCGTAAGGACGATTTTTAGAGAGTGGAACAAGTGTGTAAAAACAGGCTTTCTTTTTGCTCATGAGTAAGTGAAAGTAATTGAGAGTTGAATTGGACTCGCGGAGGATCTTTTGATTTTATCGAGTAAGAGATCTTTCATCTTGTTTTGATCCACTCCGCCGAATTTGCAAGCTTCTATCAGGTTACATCTTCCTCGGTAGAGAGCATCAACAGATTTTTCTAAATCATTCAAAGCAGCCCCCTCTCAATCATTTCACCTCGGGTTTTGAGTTTCTTGACCCATCCGTTTTCCGCCATTTGCGCCATCGAGTACTCGGATCCGTCTGGCTCGTCAGCACCATCCTTGTTGGATGGAGTCACCGTACATTCGTTCGGAGATTTACGAAGACGGTCGTCGATCGCCACCGCCGAGAAGAAAGCACGGCTAAGGGGAACGTCACACATTTTTACGCTCGATTGAAAACGTGCCCACGAGTACAAATGTCCCATTTGAAACACCACACAAAAAGTTTCGGCGTATTTCTCAGGAACCATCCACCAGAGTTCGTCATGAATACTCAAAATGAATTGTGCCGGAATTTTGAACTTTCGAGCCAACCAGTGCGTCGCGGTGAGAATCACAGCGAGCATCTCAGCTCCCGACGATTGAATCGTCCAATTGATTCGACCGGTGTGAAAGTCATTTCCGACCGCGGATGGACGAAGCGCTGTGGAGATTTTCGTTCCAAGACAAGGAAGCGTCGGGACTTTCGTTCGAAGGGCGACACCTTCCATGTAGTTGTAGCAGCCACTATCACTTCCACCTTCGTAGAAGCCCTCGGGAGTTTTTCGGCCTTTCTTGAAGGCAAGAGCCTGATTTCCGAACTGCTTGAGCTGAACGGCGCTTCGATCCTTGTAGGTCTTCTTGATCGTATTCGCGATCGTACGAACACCCGCACCGTAAAGCATTGCGAAACCGACCCCCTTCGCGACATCTCGGCTTGTATTGATCGTCTTGGCGAGTTTCGTATGGGCGTCCGTTCCCTTCTCCTTGGAGCCTGAGAGCACTGTGTGAGCCATCGGGGAGGCTCCGATGAACCCTCCCTCCCAGGCATCCGCGTAGATACTGGCGATCTGAAGTTCCTGACCGTCGAAGTCAGCTCCGACGATTTTCCAACCCGGTGGGCACTGAATTCTGGTTTTGAGTTCGGTGCCGATTCGATGACCTTTGGTCGAACACATGGTGACCATGAGAGACTCCACAGTTCGGCGTGTCACCGTCCCGTGAGCGATGATCTCCGGCATCATCATGTACCAGCTCTCACCGTGCGGATTGTCGACTTCGAGGAAGATGCGGTCGTGAACCCGTTTACGAACGGAAGTCCAGTATGAGGTGGCGTTCGCGATATCGAGAGCACGTTTCGCCTCGGGAAGATCACTGCCCAGACGACCGTTCTCCATATCGACGAGAAAATCCTTGGAGAGAAGTACTCCGACGTTCGCGTTAGTGCCTTTCGGGTGCGGAATTCTCTCGAGTTTGTTCTCGTCCGATAGAAAGCACCAGCCTTTGCTTTTCGTGAGAATGATGGGAGAATCCTCCCACTTTAGCTTCAGGAGCAGGTGGGAAACGTTCGCCTTGGTCGTGATACGCTCTTTGGAATCTATCAGATACTTACTCGCCCATTTCGGCATATACGCGTATTTCCCCACGTAGCCACGGGGAATCCAGTCGAGTTGTCTCATCCACGCGTCTTTCTTTATCCACGCGTCGGCATTGGTTCTCCAATCGTAGCCCTGTTTATCAAAGCCTCGAAGAAGATCGACAAATTTGACCGTCTTTTTGTTTTCCAAGCCGGCGATTTTTATTAGCTCGTCCGGATCATTCTTAAACGATTCTTGAACCGAAAGAATGTCTTTATCGAGCTCCTTTCTCCACATATCAACATTCTTTTCAATCAGTGAATGGCAGAGTTCTGACATCTCCCGATTGTATTTGACGAAGACCTTTTCTACATTCTCGATCCACTTTGGCCAATTCTTTGGTGTGGGAATGCGGGAACCATTGAGAAACATGTGTCCGGCGAGAGCCACCTTCGAAGGTGTCGAAGCGAGATACTTGCTCCAGAGAGCCTGAAAAAGTTCCGAGGTATAGAAGGCGTCAAGCATCGCGTATTCGAGAAGATCACGTCGATTCGCGAGTTGATCCATCTCCGTGGCTTTCACGAAGACATCTCGAATGTCCTTATCGGCATCTTCCATACGATGGACTTCCTCGCCGAAATACTCTCTCACGGCGGCAACGTGGAAGTTGTAAACGTTCACCAGGGCATTCGTGGAACCTTCATTAGCCCATCGAGGACGGAACTGAAGCTTTCTTTTCTCCTCTTCCGTGAGGTCTTCCGGGTCTTTTCCGGCGAGAACGTAGAGCCAACGTTGTCCCGACGCGAGACCCGAGACCGCGATATGCGCCGATAGCGTGTCGAAATAAAAGTTTTCCGGTTCCGTTCTCGTAAGAGAATAACCGTCACGAGCGCGGACGCGATCGTAAGAAATGTTATGTCCAACAACGAATTTTCCATCACCGAGCGGAATAAGATCATGTTGAGTCCATTCTTCCACCGGAATGGTCGGGTCGCACATCTCGGCGGCGAGCCAAATGTACGAAGCTTTCTCCGATAGAGCGGTACCGATCACGGGAAAGGCACCGCCAGTAACGAAGGTTTCGGTATCGAAGGTGAAAGCCTGTTCGAGAGGATGAGGTACTTGAGTAATACTCCATTCATCCCGGTCTGTCACCCACTCATAGCGAGTCCAACCAGGCTGAAATACGAAATCATCGTATCCCGGAACTTTCGGAAGTTTCGCTGTGGAAAACTCGTCGGCGAATTTCTTATAGTCATCGACAAACTCTCCCGCCATTCTCTCGAAGTGTTCTTCGATCGTGCCGCCCATGAGGTCCGGAAAGGGAAGATCGCCATCGTACAATCCTTCGGGATAGTCGACGGGAACCGGAATGTCAAACCTACTTAAAAGCCGCCTTGACCTTTCGAGCATCATGCTCTTAGGCGCAGGGCGGCTGGCGGAACCAAAGAGCTTTCGATGAAGACTGTCGTTGAGAACGGGATAGCCTTGCTCGTTTAGTTTCATAGATGGGATCATCTGATAGATTGTTTGTTGATATTATGTCAGGCGGCGACGGGTTGTGAAATTTCACGGAGATCCTCCGCGATCTCAGCCGCCTGTTGCATCATCAACTCGGCTTCGTATTCCATACCAATGCGGTCAAGCTCATTCGCCCTATCGGCGAGAAAGTGAATGCGGTCGATTGCGAGATCACAGAAGTCCATTTCTTTCGGCGTTGTACTTGATTATTATACACCATCCGGAGCTCAATGGGAGCTCGAGTGAACAGTTCTTAAACTGTCCTTGAGACGTGAAGTTTTTGACAGATTTCGATATCCTTCAAAGCTTGCTCAAAGGACTTCGCATTGCCATTGTAGACTTCGGAGTCTTTATATCCAAATGTGAGAACCCATCGATATTGATCGACGTGCTCACTCTTCCAAATCTGAAGAACCGGTTTTGTTTCGAGATCCGCCGCGAAGGGCGTAGCCCGAGTCTCTTCTCCAGTTATATCCATTTGAGAGAATAACGGCATCCTCAGCTGGAATGTGCCATAAGGTCTTACCAATAGTTTCATCAAGCAGACCGATGTCGAAGTTTTCCTCAAGCTCGATTAGAAAGTCCCGATCGTCATTCCACTTTCGGTGAAGACGTACGCGCCATTTCATGTACTCGGTTTGAACCTTTTTCGTTCTCTTTGTCTGCCATTGCGCGTACAAATTTTCGAGAGCATCGACCAGGCCCGCGCCCGCTCTCATCTTGAGCGCGCCGAGCTTACGATTCTCGGCGACCGTGTCCTCCTTCCAATTTTCGAGATTTCGAATGTCACTCATTCGGTTCGAGCCTCGTCTTCAAAGCCTGTTTATCTAATTCTGGAATTTTTGAAGTTTCGCGAATCTCATCTTGATATCGACGCACGGATTCCATACCGTCGAAGATTCGTGGAAATGAGAGCGCTCGATTGGCCGGAAAGTCCCTCCAGGCGATCATCTCCTGTTGAGCGAAAGGTTCGATGTCATCCCACTCCTCGTTTCTCTCTCCGTAAATCATGGGAAGAGCATCGTTCAACCACCATTCGGCGACGGTCGGTTGTTTGATACGCCACATCTCGGAATCTATCAGAGATTTTTCGCATGTGGCACGTAAATGCTTGACCCACTGTCGACCGCGGTAGATCACATCCAAAGCGCCGATGGGCACCTCGTCGAGAAGATATTCCTCGTCGCCTTCCATGATTTTTTCGTATACGACCGGAAAGAGAATCGATTGTGATACGAGTTCAAAATCCGGAGCGGTATCTCCCGCGTTCGACCAGTTCGAGATATTGAAGAGTATGGCGTCGAAAATCGCGAGTGTTTTCGCTCGAGAGACCGCGAGAATGTCGATATCATCCCCTGATAAGTTTCCTCCTCCCTTTTCGAGTTTCTTCTCGAGTTCTTTGATCTTTCGCTCCGCACGACGCAATTCTCCCCGTGCCGATCGTTCCACGCTTTTCTTATACGCCTCAACCGCGAGAAGAATACGATTCTCACTCTCATCGAGTTTCGCCACCACATCCTCGAGTTTGGCGAATTTGGTTTGAAGCTCGTTTTTGAAAGAATTGAGTTGGCTTTCGACCGCCGATTTCTTTGAGAGAAATCTCCTCAATTCATACTCAATTGCCATAGTCGTTTAGTGATTTCCAGGTAAATTAAGGTCAGCGGCGGCGATTAGTATACATTCCCTACGAGACCAACATCTCTGCCGATACTTGAGATAGAGAGTTTCGAATTTTGTTTCGAGATTTTTCCTTCGGGCCGATTCTAAAAACTGAAGGTAGAGGTTGTCCAATTCGCCATCCCGCATGATACCTTTCGAGAAACTTTACAAGAGCTTTGTCGTTGATTTCGTGAGGTTTCGGGCGATCTCCTTTGACGAAAACTCGCCACGAATCGTGCGCGTACTGACCGCAACCGTAGAGGTCGCGAGCATCCTTTCGGTCCCAAACCAAGTACTGTTCCGACATCTTTCGAAGTCGCTTCGCTTTAGTTCGAGAGAGACCGTGGGGCGCGAGCAACTCTTCCAACGAAGAATCGGACGTCGATAGACTTTCGGCGTCGGGCCAACTATCAAAAAGCGCCCAGAGCGTGTCGTCCCAATCATCCGTGCGTTTGCTTTGATTGAGAAGAATCGCCGCGACAAGTATGTGCCACTCGGTCGGAAGTTGTTCCTGAATGAGCCAGCCGTCCCGTGTGTAAGGTGATCGTGGTTTCGAAATCATTTGGGTGCGGGACCTTCTTCTCCTATTGTATCGGCTTGATCGAGGCTTTCAACTGGTCGGTGGACAGATCGAGAATCTCCACATGGAAGTCAAACATCTTTTCCGGATCCGACATTAGGTGAAATTTTCCACGGAAACAATCGTTCGTGGAATCACGAAGAAATTCATTCGCCGGAGTAGGAGGTTCGCAGAGAGCCACATCGCCCGCGATTTCGGGAGCGGCTTCCTCGATCGCTCGGATCAGTCTGGCGTTGATAGTTGACGTGATCACAAACTCTTCCTCAGTACGAATCGCGGAGTAATACTCCTCTCCGTCGTCCGATGAGCTGGCTGTGGGATGAAGTTCGATAGCGTTACCGTTCGGAAGAACAATTTGTAACACTTGGGTGTTTTCCGGTTTCTCACGAAAGCAAACTTCCGGAGACTCGAAAGCGACCTCCTCAGGATCCTCGATCTCAAGAATATCGTGTTCGAGAAGATCGTAAAATGCCGAGGCGATCAACTCCCAATCCGGACCGTCAAACTCATTGGCGATCGCCATGAATACACGTGGATTCGCAAGAAGTCTTGAAACCGGATAAATAATCTGTTTAGTCTCCATGAGCTTATTCCACTGTTGCTATTTCTATTTTACTCTCTTTGCTCAAAAGTAAGAGATGTGACCGGATTCGATTTCGTAAACCGGGAGCTTTCCGTCCTTATTACCGCAGCAACCGTCAAGCACGATGGACGACTCGGAGAAGTGAACGACGTGATAATGTCCGGCGACTCGAACCCACTGTCGCTCGCTCTCGGATTCCCACCATTTAACGCGCTCTCGAGTCTCGTAATTGACTTTTCCGTAGAGCATCAGATCCTTAGCTTTGCGAGGAATATCGTCTCCAAGAATCTCCCGTCCGTGCCTCTCATCAACGGCACCTCCGACCCAAGTCGGAAAGTACGCGTGGGCGCAACGATACTCGCGCATCTCACTGTCCTTAAAGATGTATCCGTACGGACAGGATTCCAACCAACGTAAGAGATTCTCGCGGTCGACATCCGATTCCTCGAACTCCTTGATCGTCCGACCGAGTTCCGGAACTAAGTCGACGCGAACGCGATTTCCTCGAAGATAGCGACGCAACTTATCCTGGTGATTCGAATTAAGAACCACCGCTCCAAATTCGAATTGGAATTGACGCACGAGATTGTACACCTCGACACTATCCGATAGCTCGGAACGGGAATCGAAAAGATCTCCGAGAAAGATGACGAGAGTGTTGTCATCCGAGTATTTTACAATAGTGGACAGAGCTTCGTCCAATTTCGCGGACTGCGAGTGAACGTCACCGATAAGATAAGTTTTCATGGAGTGTCGAATTCCGATAGAATTGAGATAAAGTTTTGATCGATGGAGTTCCACATGCGGCGAATTACATCCTCGGGAACCTGACGGTCACGAGCCGCGTTTCGCTTCAGACAACAGTCGAGGGACGGATGAACGATCACCGGTTGAATCTCGTCGTAACCATTGATGCGTAATACGCTTAGCGTATACTTACGACTTTTGGCTCTCGCATGAGTCGCATCGACGATTATGGTACGACCGGACTCGGCGATCTCACTCACTCTAGCGACAAATCGCTGACGAAGTTCCTCCCAAGGTCCCTGCACGCTCTCGTCACCCCAAAGCTCCTTACGAAGAGTGTCAAGACAGACGACTTCCGCATCTTCGATCCGGGAGATCTGATTGGCTTTGGTTGACTTCCCGGAGCCCGGAGCTCCGATCATGATATATGCTAACATCAGACGCAGTGGAGATTGAATTTACGAACGGCTTCGACGCGACGGTCACGGGCGAAGATCCAACGACGACGAAGAGTTTTATACTTGACGTCAGCGACGTTCGGTCGATAAGCTCGAAACTCATCGAACGCGATTCTCTCCGCGCGAACGTAATTGCGGATCTCGACTGGGAACTTGTTGATTTGTGTCATATAGACACTATACAGGATGAGAGGAGGCTTTGGGGGATTTAGTGGACACTTTTCCAAGTGTCACAATGCCTCCCGAAGGGCCAAGCCGGTCACGACTCCCGTGAAATAGGATCCGGTATCGATTCGAAGCACGGTGCCGGTCGGGGTTTCGAACTCGAGGGGCTCCCCACCTCGGCACACCGTGTGGCCGTTGACCGTGAGGTGCTCAGGGGAGTACCCCACCACGTCCCTGTCCCAATACAAGGTCATAGGGTCCTGCTCCCTCAGGGGCGTCTGAGGAGCCACAGAGCCGTGGGTCACGAGGAGCTTAAGTTCCCGATCGTTCCATCTCACCGGATTCGGATGTTCGTACCAAAGTGGTAAACCGTACAGCCAAGCCCACAGTTTCTCGTCAGTGATAAACTGAAAGTCGTCGTACATTCCTCCGTTTTGGAGCCACAGAGAGATCAGACGGTGATCCGTGTCTCCGACCACTGTGCTGTGAGCGTCGAGGATCATTCGCTCGTGATTTCCCATCAGGCACATCGCGGAAGACAACCCGAATTTCTCCGGGTTCGTACACATCGTGTGAACGGTCGAAATCACTTCGGCTCCTTCACTTCCTCGATCAAGAAGGTCACCCACGAATACGACTTGGCAATTCGTGTCGGAAATATGCTCGATCAACTCTTTAAGAGCGGTGGCGCAACCGTGAATGTCCCCGACGACAACCACGGATTTTTCGTCGAGATCGTGATCGGTTAAGAGTACACCTTTTTGCTTTAGTTCTTTCATACTATCATTATACAGCATCTGGTGGCTTGTGCCAAAGAAAAAGGACACTTTTTCAAGTGTCCATACCCGTGGAGAGTCTCCACCTCCAATTGTCCTTTCGTCTAAGCACACTCGCCGCGCGAAGGGTGGATTCCTCGGACGTACTTTTGACCTCTCCGATCAACGCTCCGTAGGGATCGATAACCTTCGCGTGATACATCACCTTATGCGGGGATGTGTGATCCTCCCAGACCTCATACTTGTATCCGGTCATTTGTCCACGTTGAAGACGGGAGCGGGGATGTTGCCCTGAGAAGGAATCATATAGACCGTCTTATTACCATTTTTGTTCCCCTCTTCCAGTCCGGTGATCCAGAGATAAGACAGGTAGTCGTTGTTGCCTTTGAGACTATCTCCGATGATCTGGTTAGCTTGAGCGACACCTTTCGCGCGTTCGATCTCGGCGAGCGCGAGTTCCTTCGCCGAATCAAGCTTCGCCTTCGCCTCGAGAACCGCGACCTGACGAGTGAACTCAGCCTCCTGCAATTGCGCTTTACCATTGAGAGTTTTTGTGTAAACGCCGTACTGTGGCAAACCGAACGCCAATCCGCCTACGACAATCGCGCCAAGAAGGCCGACGATGATAAAGTTTTGAGTAGTGTTGTTTCGCATGTGGGTTAAAGAAAAAGATCCCAGAATTGGTCGCCGAGAGCGAGAGATGTCTGTATTGTAGCGAATTCACCGGTGGATGTGAAACCGGACTCCTTCCACCGAAGATAGGCGCATCGAAAGACTCCCGCCCAGATTCTCTGTTTAGAAGAGTCGAAAAATGATCTCCGGGTCGCCGCGAATTGTGCTCTTTCGAGATCGTTTGAAAACATGGTTACACTTCAAGATCAAGGTACGAAAGTTCTCCGAGGCCAATAAATTCGACTCCATCGAATACGGTGTGATGATCAAAATGCCAGTGACCGTGAACCCAGAGATCGGGTTTGTGAATGTGAAGAAGATTGTCGAAAAATTGTCTCGTGATACTCGAAATGTCGTACTTCACCTTATTCTTTTGACGAAGAACGTGATTTACGACCTCATCCGGGCACTCGTGAGTCACAACTACCGAGGGTTTTACCATATCATAGACTTCGGTCAAGATGAGAAATTCCGAATACGTAAGTTCTTCCCTCTCCCACCAATCGAAACCCTCCGTACGAAGATGCTTATCGATAGACAGAGCCCCGCCAACACAGAATATGCTGTCGTCAATGACTTCACCGTCCGAGATCCAAAATGGATGAGTACGGCAGTGCGTGGGGTTATCATGATTGCCTCTGATGAATCTGTGATCTCCTTTCGCCATCGCGTCGTGAGGTGGACGCGAGTACGACTCGGTACGAGGATTGTAAAATCCGATGCCGAAATCCCCGACCTGAATTGATCGGGGACAACCCTGTATGATTTTCTTGTACCGATTCCACTTTCCGTGAACGTCACCGATAAATCTAATTTTTGTCATGTGTCAATCCAAACCCATCCTAATAGCAACTTCGTCATCTTACGATGGAACCAATTGGGTTTCTCGGTAACGTGAACGTGGAAGTTTCCGTTCATGCGCCAACACCCCACAGTGTTAGGGGCCTCCACCTTGAACCCAGAGAGGGTCGGGGTGTTAGCGTCATATCCGCCGGAGAAACTTTCTCCACCGCCATCGTCGATGTTTAAGTCACCCATTGAAGATCTCATTGAACTTTTTCTCATTTTGATTCATGAGCCACTCGGTGAATCCCCGGGTCTTTCCCGATCGAATGGAGAACATCGCCCCACTCACTTTCGGGTGATGATGTAAGACTTGCGCGGCGAATTCCTTTTGGTTCATGTGAGAGTATTCACGAACGAATCCTTCGACGAAGAAAGCGGCATCTTCAAGCACGGCGAGCCGCTGTTGGAAATCGACCTTAAACTCCGGAAAGTAAGTCCAAAATTCCACGAGATCATCGTTTCGCCAGAGCTCAAAAAAGCTCGGGTCACCGTTGCCTTTGACACGGTGCATTTGAACGTAAGACTCACCTTTGACCTTGATTCGATTCCAGTTTTTGTCGATCACGACAAATCCCTCGTGTTGCGAACCTTCGCGCTCATTGGCCCATTCGATCAACTTTCCGATATCGGACCAGTGACCGTATTCGGTCGCGATCGCGAAGAGTCCCGAGAAGGACTCGACATAGATCTCATCCATGGATCGAGCGTCCCGCGCTCCCAAAAGAGGCAAATAGTCGAACTTATGATCGACAACAACCTTATTGTCGGGAGTGCACAGCTCAAAGATATAGATGACATCTTCATCGAGTTTTTCGCGAGAGTAATTCGCGTCGTAAGCACGCCAGAACAGATCCTCGAAAGTCATATCCATCTCGCCGAAACGAATGTTGGCTCCGACAGTTCCGGAGGTGGATACGATCCAACCGTACTCATCGTGGTGAAAGAGCTTGATCAGGCTTCCGTCGTGCTTCTCGAAAACGCGAGCGGACTTCCAGTCGATTTCCGGCGCCTGAAATTCTCCGGCGTTGAAAAATCGATCGAAGGCGTAAGCCACCACATCGTAACGATCGCCGTCCGAGCGCTCGACCACGGCGCCTCGACACACGCGAACGATGTCGGAGGACTTATCGGCGGTCGGGCCGTACTTCAAGCAGAACAGTTCGGGATATCGAGCGTCGTTGGTCACACGGATTCCGTGATCCACCAACGAGTCGATACCGTGGGTGTTTAACCAGTTTTCGAGAAATTGAACGGAAGTATTTTCCATGATTCTAGTATACTGTGCCTTGAGGGGCTTTGGGGGCTCGAGTGGACAGTTCCTCAACTGGCTCCTCAGGCTAGCTCAGCAACCATTGAGAATATTCCAGAATTGCTTAGAATTGGCTCCAGGAATGTGCGGAAGTTTCTTCTCCCAATATCCTGTAACGTGACGATACCATGCTTTCAGAACAGTGATGTCGTTTAAGTTTTTGGTCATAATCGTGTTCGTTTCCATGATTCTAGTATACTGTGCCTTGAGGGGCTTTGGGGGCTCGAGTGGACACTTTCTCGACTGTCCACTCCTCTCGGATTTTCCCTTTCGGCGGTCCCTTCCTCAAGTGGTACGACTGTACTATCCCCCGGCCCTTGCGCCGCAAGGGGTTTGGCGCTGTCAAAAATCGTTTTTTCCGCGACGAGACCCCTCAACGATAGATACTACGTCGGTCCCGCCCTCGAAATCGAAAAAAGCTAAACTGTCTACTCGTTCAGAGCTTCCACGAAAATAGCCACAACAACTCCCGTCGCGAAGATTACGCACATCAAAACGAGAAGATCGACGCTCCACACTGTCTCGTTCATGACTCAATCCGGTCTTCCCTCATTCGGACGTCGATGAAACCACTCGGCGAGCACGTCCGGATCCTGCGGTCCGAGAAGATGATTGGAAGGGTCAGGATCCCCGAGATCGAGACCGTTTAACAATTCATCGAGAGACCCTGGCTCCGCCTTTCCCTGAATCGCCTCTCTTCTCGCCTGATTGAGAATGCGCGCCGCGGATCGATTATTGTCCGCCCACTTTTGCGCCCAATTCATTTCCTCGAACGAGACGTGAATCCCGCCTGCGATACGGGCGGCGATATCCTCGAGACGAAGTCTTGTTTTGGTCGAAAGCATTTTGGTCTCTCTGCTGGGTTTGTTTTACCTCAGTGCTGGTCGCGAGGATCGAACTCGCCTCCCTCGAATTATGAGTTCGATGCATTCACCAGATTGCTAGACCAGCAAGAAAAAGAGGGCCGAAGCCCTCAGATATGTCTATACGTCAAGCGGCGACGGCTTCCACGGTTTCCGCAGGAGCGGCATCAGCGTCGCGCTTAGCTTCGAGATACTGAATAACCCGTTCGGGAGTGGACGCTTCGTAGGGATCGTCGGAGGCGTTATCACGCTTGCCCTCCTCGACGCCGGACCACTCCAGCTCACCGTCATTTACGACGATCGCGTAACGCCAGCTGCGAATCGCGAAACCGACGTTGGTCTTCTGCACAGCCATACCGGCCGCGGCGGTAAACGCTCCGTTGCCGTCGGGAAGGGCTTTGACTTTCTTGACGCCGAGAGAGTCGAACCAGGCGTTCATCACGAAAGCGTCGTTCACGGACAGGCAGTACACATCGTCGGCATCGAGCGCGCGGATCTCGTCGTAGGCGGCTTCGAACCCGGGAAGCTGTTGCTCCGTGCAGGTGGGAGTGAAGGCGCCGGGCAGTGCGAATACGACCACACGTTTGCCGGAGAAAATTTCTTTCGAGGTGCGAGTCACGAACTCGCCGCTCTCACGAAAGATGAAATCTACGATGGGAAGATTCATTTTGTCTTGATTGCTTGTTTGCTTGTTTGCTCATGAGCGGGAGGATCATCCTCCCAAGCCCCCAGCAGGACTTGAACCCGCGACATCGGCTTTACAAAAGCCGCGCTCTACCAGCTGAGCTATAAGGGCGAGAAAGGGAGCCGAAGCTCCCGGAATCTATTATACGATTTACACGAGTTGGTAACACACGTTGATGTGACCTTTATCGGGTGATGCCAATGTTTTGAAAGCTGCGTATGATAGATCCAATTCGCGTCCCCAAACGTACGGACCGCGATCGTTGATTCGCACAACGACCGAACGATTATTGTGAGTCACGCGAAGACGAGTTCCGAGAGGAAGTGTACGGTGCGCGGCGGTAAGAGCGTAGGTGTTGAACCTCTCACCGCTCGCCGTGATCCGACCGTGATAGCCATCGCCGATGCCATAATGACTGGCTCCTCCGCAACTCGCGGCTTGTGCCGAAAGAGGAAGAAACGACGTCATCGCGAGAGCGGTCAGACCACAAAGGGACTTGAGTTTCAAAGAAAGCACAGAATCAAACAGAATTCAACATCCGTATAGAGGACGGTCACTCGCCCGTTTTAGGACGCATTCCTCCACGGCACACTGGTCTTGTCATACAAGACTGAGTAATTATACACAAAAAGAGGAAGAGATGAATCTCTCTTCCTCGGGATTCGTCACGGGTGGGTCGCTCAGGCGGCGACGGCCACGCGCTCGAAAGCTACGATGTTGTTGGCGTTTATACCAGAACCCTCCAGCCCGTCGAAAGCCTTTCATCCCCATGAGTGGAGATGCGGGTAATCGAAACCCGGTCCGAACTGGATTGTTGCCCCGAAGGGCAATGGGTCATGTTGGGATCGAACCAACGGCCAACCGGTTAAAAGCCGGATGCTCTACCTCTGAGCTAATGACCCAATGGACTGTACTGGGCTCGAACCAGTGACCTCCACCGTGTCAAGGTGGCGCTCTACCGCTGAGCTAACCGTCCTGGCGGAAGATACTGGATTCGAACCAGTGACTGCTTGCTTGTAAGGCAAGAACTCTACCGCTGAGTTAATCTCCCTCAAAAAGAATCAAACTTTTGATTCTTGAATTTTAATCCAATTCAACAAAGCATGACAATGAACTAGTTCTTCAGCATCTTTTTCAGAATCCAAAGAGTTCATATAAAACTCAATTGCTTTGATTACTAAGTTGTGATCCTGTTTTGATAGTAATGACATAGTTTTTTTTTTCTCTGTATTTAGGATAAAATCCTATGGAGAATATCGGACTCGAACCGATGACATCTTGCTTGCAAAGCAAGTGCTACTACCAACTGAGCTAATTCCCCAAAAGGTCGCAGAGAGTGCCCTCTGCGAACCAGGCACTTGGTTTGTTTCGGATATGATGATCCCGAAACTTATGATAGAGTATTAACCCTATCAACTCCAGAGGCAGGATTTGAACCTGCGACCGAGGAGTTAACAGCTCCCAGCTCTGCCACTGAGCTACTCTGGAATATTTGGAGAATAAATCTCCAAAGCCATTCACAGGACTCGAACCTGCGACCTGAGCTTTACAAAAGCCCTGCTCTACCAGCTGAGCTAGAATGGCAAATGGGGGCGGGAGCAGGATTTGAACCTGCGACCTGCGGCTTATGAGACCGCTGAACTACCAGACTGTTCCATCCCGCGATGTGTTTATATTTAGATTATGACAGATTCTTTTAAATCTGTCAACACCCTCTGTAGGATTTGAACCTACGACACATCGGTTCGTAGCCGATTGCTCTAGTCCACTGAGCTAAGAGGGTAGGCGAAGGGTCAGAGACTTGAACTCTGATCTTTGGTTTTGGAGACCAAGATGCTACCAATTGCACCAACCCAACAAGGTGTCCGTGAGAGGATTCGAACCTCCAACAAATAGATCCTTAGTCTATTGACTCTTCCATTGGTCTACACGGACAAGTTCCAGAACTAGGATTCGAACCTAGACAAACACAGTCAAAGTGTGTTGACCTGCCAATTAGTCGATTCTGGAATAGGAGTTCAGGGTGGGATTCGAACCCACGAAAAAGAGTTTTGCAGACTCTCGCATTAGACCGCTCTGCCACCTGAACGGGGTGACCGGTGAGATTCGAACTCACGTAAACCAGATCCACAATCTGGCGCATTGACCGACTATGCTACGGCCACAGCGGAGGGAACAGGAATCGAACCCGTGAGGCTTTCACACCCGAGCGTTTTCAAGACGCTTTCCTCGACCAACCGGACTCCCTCCAAGTGGAGCGGATGAAGGGATTCGAACCCTCGACTTTCTCCTTGGCAAGGAGATGCTCTACCACTGAGCTACATCCGCGAACGTTCCGTGAGGAACGATGGAGAATAGGAGACTCGAACTCCTGGCATCCTGCTTGCAAAACAGGCGCTCTACCAGCTGAGCTAATTCCCCAGGCGAGATCTGATAGGACTGAACCTACGGCTACAGATCTCCCTCGATCGCCTTCCATGCTATCTGCATGACGCGCATCGATGGTCGCTGCTGGGATCGAACCAGCGACATTCTGCTTGTAAGGCAGACGCTCTACCGCTGAGCTAAGCGACCTGGAGCCACCGATGAGACTTGAACTCATGACCTTTCCCTTACCAAGAGAATGCTCTGCCACTGAGCTACGGTGGCGAATGCCCCGTGTTAGAGGACGGGGCAGGTCATTAGTACGTCCCCTGGCCGACCAGACCCCAGAGTAACGCCCTGACCGCGAATGTGTCAGGGAATGGGAAGAGCCGGATTCGAACCAGCGAAGGCAGAGCCGCCTGATTTACAGTCAGGTTCCTTTAACCACTCGGAAATCTTCCCCAGGCCGACTCGCGTCGGCGATCGGAGATGCAGGATTCGAACCTGCGACCCTCTGTTCCCAAAACAGATGCGCTACCAAGCTGCGCTAATCCCCGTGATGGACCAAGCGTGAGACGCCTCAAGAACGCACAGAGGCTTGGCCTCGTGCTCCGGTAGTGACCCCGGAGCCGCTCGTCACTAGGCAAAAAGCCCGATGCTTTCGCAGAGCGGGAACGATTGCTTTCGCAATCGACTGGCGTGGCAGGATTCGAACCTGCGACAACTCGATTAACAGTCGAGGGTTCTGCCGCTGAACTACACGCCATTGGTGAGAATCGAAGATTCTCAATGGAAACAACTGGACTCGAACCAGTGCTCTTTCGATTATCAGTCGAATGCTTTACCAACTAAGCTATGTTTCCAAGGGGGGAACAATCGGATTTGAACCGATAACACCTTGATCTTCAATCAAGTGCTCTACCAATTGGAGCTATGTTCCCAAGTCCAGATGAAAGGATTCGAACCTCCGACAACTCCGCCCCAAACGGAG